GCCTGTGTGCGCCCCATAATAGTTAAGCAAAATCGGCAAGCGACCCCGCCCCGCCACTTCTATTAGGGACTGCGTTCGGGTCTCCTCAAGCGTGGACTTTATGCCGAGCCGAGCCGAGACTGCGTTCTGCACCCTTGGGTCAGGGTGTTCTAGTAAGTCAGTAAAGGCTTTGTCGGTCTTAGAAAAAGCGTAGGCTTCCTTACCTGTCTTTGCACTCATCTTTGTAGGCGGTTCAACACCCAAGTTCTCAAGATACTTTGCAAAGATTTGGTTGCTCATCAAAGTCTTTTTGATTGCATCTTCACCAATACCAGTCAAGCCAAGTTCATTGATTAGTAACCGCTTGCGTTCGACAACTTCCTCAAGATGTTGCTGTAAGACAGGCACATCTAACTCGATGGTTGGTTCTGTGTACATGCGCAAAGTTTGGTCAATGACCATTAGCTCACTGACAGGGAAGCCACGCTTTAACTTGTTGAACAATGCGTAGGTAATCTCTACGTCGTTCTTGCAGTACTCACCATAACGTGCAAGTTCTTCGGTAGTAAAGTCCATGCGGTGTTTGCCAAGTGCTTGAACAACTTCATCACCCTTAGACCCCAAGTTATAGTAAGTGGCAAGTGCCTTGAGCGAACCCCCCACCGTGATGTTGTGGAAAGGTTTAGCCATGCTCATGGTATCAAGCCATAACTTAGGTCTGATGTTGTAATGCCAAGCAAGTATCGCCCCATCAAACGCTGTGTTGTGACAGAGGATTGCTTTGTCCTTGTAGTTAAGGCTGTTGAGGAACTTGCCAACGTCATCCCCGCTGTACCAATCAGTCGGATAGCCGTTGACCTTTACCCCAACACCAATAACTTCAAACTGGTTACTACGCACATACGCTTCTGTAGTTATTTTGGATAGCGAAAACGCTTGGTCGTAGTAAGTTTCAAAGTCGATGGTTACGATGTCCATTACTGGAGAACCTCAAGAAGTTTTTGTATGTAGTGCTGTGCTTTTTTAACATCCTCCAACCCCCCTTTGGAATCACACCTCGCAAGATACTTGATGGCGTTACCACGCAAGAACCCTGCAAACTGTTCGGTTGTCATCCATGACTCCATTGCTACCCAAGGTTGTACCGACAAGTCTTTGTAGTGGTTACCACCAACTTGTTGTTGGTCAGCGTTGTTATCTACAGCAGGTAGTACGCTATCTAGCGCACCAGTAAGAACCCGCTTACGTACTGCATACACTTGTGGCAAGTGCATACTGAACTTTGCACCAACATCTTTTGGTGTTGCGTTAGGGTATTTCAAAAAATATTCTGCCGCTTTTGTTGCTTTGGTTTTTTTCATTTGTCTCTTCCTACTGAGTTAAGCCATGCACATTCTTCCTCTAGCACCTTGACCCGTGCATGTAATAGGTCAATGTTCTTTTGTTGCTCACGCCATGCGGCATCCCACACCTCTTTACTCCAACCACCATCGTCTTCGTGTGCTACGCCCCCAATGAAGTTGTAATAAACTGTGTCACGATTAAACATCCAACTGCTCATGTCTTTTTCTCCCTTGGTTTAATAAGCCGTACAACTTGCTCGTGTGTTACAAACCGATGTTCGTTAGCGCACTCGTATCTACGATATGCTATGTTGTTAGGGCGACTGCGAGTTTCTTTCACAACCACCCATGTATTACATACAGGGCATTTCATACGAACACTCCGAACTTCTGTCGTATTTGTTTGCTATACATTCGACATACTATATCTACATACATTAGTATCTGCTCGGTTGTGGGTTGTGTTGTCGTGGCAAAAAATGTAACTTCAGAACCTTTTACCAGTCCAGTAAGTAACTTCGTTGAGAACTCGTTGTGTTTGATAGAAGTATATAAGAGTGTTAGCCATTCGTCATGCGCCCAATAAGGTGCATCCCATTGGGACTTACCCTTGCGTTCCTTAGAAACTTGTTGGGAGATAGTATCTAACACTCCTAACTTAGCTCGTGCTTTGATACCTTGTTTAAAAAGACGCAACGCCTTACGCCATTCACGTTGCTTATCTTTGTCAATCGTTAGCATCAAACACTCCAAACTTTTGACGCATACTAACGCTGTAGTTATTACATATTCTGTTACATTCTTCAAGCACATGCTCTGTAAAAACACTATTGCTGTAATAACTTACCGCCGTTGATTTAATCATAGCTTTTAGGAACTCGGTCGAGCACTCTGTGTTCTTGATTGAAGTGAATAGAACATCCTGCCATTCGTCAGTATTCCAGTCGGGTGCTTTCCAACTACGTCTATCAATATTGTTACGCTCTTGTTGTACTTCCTTGATAAGAGCATCTATCACGCCAAGTTTAGCTCGTACTTTTACTGCCCTCTTAAACTTGCGTAACGAACTCAACCACACTTTGCGTTTATCAGGGTCAATGGTGTCGCTAATTTTTGGTCTAGCGTTTATTGGTTCGTATGTGTTAAGGTCGAAACACAAACCATTGAACAACTCATAACCTGCAACATCTTTAAAGTATCCCCACGCATAAGCATCAGGATTCTTTACTTTGAATTCCTTGAACTGTGGTGTTGGTTTGATTACATACCTACCCATACCTTTGCGTTGCCACACAAAAGGTATAGCTCTCTGTAATGCTTGGCTTAAAGTAGTACTAGAATTTCTTGCATGTTGTGTGCTCATAGTAAAGGTGAACGTGTTATCAGGTGAGAACTTACCTACGATTACATTGCCATGCCGCAACTCATACGTATCGTCAACCTTAAATATCTTTGCCCATGACATAACAGGCTTGCCTCTCTCAGGAAACCTTGCCTTGGCAAAATGTTTAGCAACATCTTCATACGAAATTTTATTTGTAAGCATGTCAATCCTTTACTTAGTCATCTTGTGAAAAGCAACTTGTGCTGTCAAAGCAGACAGGTCTACATCTACTTTGACTTCTTTTTTCTCACGCTCTACCACTTGGCGGTGGCGTTCTTTGTAGTCCTCAGGTATCAAATCCCATAGTGGTGACCACATCTTGAGGGCAGGGGCTAAGGTTGCATGTGCCTCGATTACCTTCTTGACCGAATCAATGAAGGCTTTCTTCTTGCCTGCTACTGCTACGATACAGGCTTGGTAGTCTGCAATTTCCTGTGCAATATCCTCCCACTCGTGACCTACCAACTCGTACCCGTAGTAGTCTTTACCCTTGGCAGGTACATCTTTCGGTAGGCTGTTGGGTACTGGTCGCTCGGCGGTTAACTTGCACACCAATCCACCGATATCTTTACCATTGATTTTTGATACCTTCATCTCCCATGTGGTAGAGAAAAAGTGCATCGGTAATGCGCCCATTGCAGGGATGTATTTACGATGGATGATTTCATATATGCGGTCGCCCCACGTTGCGTTGATGTTGTTCCTTGCCGCATCCATCTGCTTGTCGAACATATGACCTGCGTTCTTAATGATTGCATCTGTCAACTCTTTACTAAATCTTACTGTCGCCATGTCACTCTCCTTTGGTTAGTTCATACACAATATCGTTAGCTTCTGCCAACTTGTTCTCAATGTCGTACATCTCGACAAACTCTTGGTCAGGGTATAGTTCCCTGATAGTGTCTGTCAAGGTTTGCAGACTCCGAACAATTCGCATTTTTAACTCGGACTCTAAGACCATCTTCATACCTTTCTATTTCTACGTTGCCGTCGGCAACGTCGTGCAACAAAGCAGAGAGCAACATCCCTGCACGAATATGACCCCGTATTTCGTACCGCAGGTATGAGATGTAAACACCCATACCCACGAATAAACATACGGCAAATAACTCGGCGTATGTAATCACAATACACTCCCATCGTGAACAACTTGCTCACCGTTTTTCTCACACAGAAACACAGTAACCTCGTATGCTTTCCTAGCCTTAAAGATTACTGCCGCTTTTTGTTGGGCGTTGTATGAAGTGTCTGCGTACACCTCACATTCTTTGCCACGGTAGAAGCACTTGTATCCGTTCATCACATCAGTACCACTTCTCCGAATGGGGCAGTACCCTCGTCTGTTGATACCCACAGTACTGGGTAGTCAGGTTGGTCACCGAAGTCGTTGCAACACAGGTCAGTCAAGAAGATACATGCCACAGGGTTGATATCGTGTTCAGCAAAGTACTTGAACACAGGGCTGAACGCTGTACCACCACCGCCGTGGGGTTTGATATCAAGGTCGTCGTCTCTGCCGTAGCACTCGTAGTGTGATACCTCGCTGTCGAAGTACACGACATGGATTTTGCTAGGGTTACCATCTTCCTTGACTGCATGTATCTCAGCGCTAAACTGGTTGACAACATCTTGTGTGATAGACCCTGAGCAGTCCACCGCAAAGGCTAGCTCACCAATAGCCTCACCGCTCACACTTGGCAGATAGATACCTTGTGCTAGGAAACGGCGATTGAACTTAGACCATGTGCGTTGGTCGGTCTTACACTTCTCAACAAACTTACGAAGTACATCACGCCAGTCAACCTTGGGCTTGAGTATCTCGCCAACCAATCGCTCTAGTCCTGCGCTCATCTTGCCCATCATCTTGGCGGCTTGTGCCGCTTGTGCTACACGCACCTTCCACTCGGCTTCTTGTTGTGCTTTCTCAGCAGGTGTATCACCGCCGTCATTGCAGTCATCCAATGGGTCACCATGTCCGTTGCCACCCTCATCATCAGGTTCGGGTAACAAGGTATAGATACCATCGGTAGAGCCACCGCCTGCCTTGTAGATGTTGTCGTCGAGCAGTGCACCCTCAGGCATCTTGCCAATTTTTTCATCGCTCAACAACTTGTTGATAACGTAATCACCTGCCTGATTCCATCGCTTGTGGTTACGCCCATTGCGGCGATAGGTATGCTCAAGCATAGGGTGCAGACACTCGTGTGCGACCAAGAATTTACGTTCCTCATCGTTGAGACTATCGACAAAGTGTGGGTTGTATCGGATGTTCTTGCCGTTGGTTGCCGCTGTGCGGATGCTGTAGTCAACAACGTAAGGCATGTTGAGTGCTACGTTACCAATGAACGGATGCTCAAGCACCAATGCGGTACGGGCTTTAGCCAGTAATCGGTCGACACGTTTCTCATCAGCGGGTGGTAGAGGTTTCACTACCTCAGGCATCATTACGCTAGTCATAGGGTTTCTCCTTACTGTGGGTTCATAAAGACGGACATCTTGTCCATGATTGCCTTAGCCTCTGCCGCTTTGTCACGGCGTAGGTCAGGGTCGTTACGCAAAGCATCAGGATGCTTGAGTAGGTTGCTCTCAACTTCAGAGCGTAGGGCTTCAAGGTTGGGGTCATCAGCGAAGTTAAGTCGTGTCAACATATCGCACTGGTCACGCAGGTTATCCACCAAGGTGTCACGGAAGATGGCTTTGGGGTCAGCCAGTTTCTCTGCCATGTTTTTTACACGGTCGTACAACCGAGTCCATACCTCGTTCATGGCTTGCTGTTGTGCATTCTTAACTCTTGCCTCAACATCTTGTTGGATACGAGACAGTTCATCAGAAGCAATCTGCACACGGAAGTCTGTTGCAGGTACAGGAAACATTGCCATATCAATACTGAACTTCTTGTCAAGTTCGTACTCTGTGGGGTAGTCTGCGCTGTTGTACATGCTACCCAATAGACGCTGTGCATCCATCCGAAGCTGTCCATAGTGGTTTTTGAAGTCACTCACAAGATACAACCACTCGTTCTTCTCTTTGCGGAAGTCAGTTACAAAGTTAAGGTAGTTGGCAGAGGGCAACATCATCGTACCCTCCATACCCCAAGGTAGGGTGTTCTCGTAGAACTTGGTGCGGATGTATGTGCTTTTCTTATGCACTCTGTCAAGTAAGTCATTCATAGGCAGTAATGCCTTGTTGTACCTACCTGCTGAGGATGCAACACCATGTGTGTTAGCAACATCATTGGTTACTTTCTTGTCAAACTTACGGGCAGTCCATTGGGATATGGATAACTGCACCAATAAAGCACGGTCAGATAGATTCATCTTCATTCCTTTTAAAAGCGAGGGGCAGTTGCCCCTCTTGGTTGGTTAGAACAATACGTCTTGGTGGTTGACAACCCACTTGTTGAACGCTTGGGTGTTGGCTAGCTCAGGCTTCTTGCGACTGGCATACGACACAGTAAGCACCGAGAAGTCAGCAGGCATACGCTCTGCATAGGTACAAACACGCTCAAAGTTGTTTTCAGTTGCACGTTCAGCGATAGCACCGGACAGGGCATACAATGTAGCAGGGTCTGTGGGTACAGCGGCTGTTGTGGGGTTCATCAGTACTGCATCAGGGTTAGGCAACTTGCGGAAGATGCGTAGAAACCCAACAAACTCTGCCGCCGCACCCTCACCTACAGCACCTTTGAAACTGTCAAACTCTGCATCAGCAGGGACTTGTCCAAGCACATCAGACACACCCTCAACCCAAGAGCGAGGGGTAGCGTTCTGGTCACGCTGTGGGTCATAGTCATGCAACAGGGCAGGTCTGAAGCGAATGAACGACACCAACTCTGGCTTTACATCGTTGTCGATTGCCCATTGTGTCCAGTCGTCAAGGTGTGTGTCCAACTCGTAGACAGTCTCACGGTTACGCAAGTGACCAAGCACTCGGTTAGCACCTGCTCTGTCTGCTTGGCGGTTACCTGTGGAGATAACCTGCCACCCATCAGGCATCGGTGTACCGTGTAAAGTACGTGCTTGGCAGATGTTAGCCAGTACCTTTTGTAAGTCGGCGTTGGCTTGGTTGCGGTCATCGAACAACAAGATGCCCTTGTCAGGTGACTTGCCTTTGACTGGAAACCAGTCAGGCAACTTGTAGTGCAGTTTGCTTTCACCATCGGGGAACAGAATACCGAAGTCCTCGACCAACATGGTAGGCATATGCCTCTCGACACAGGGAACACCAAGCTCTTCTGCAACTTGATGCACGATGGTTGTCTTACCACCGCCGGGACTACCCTCGATACAAACTGTGCGTTGGATGGGGAATAGAGACTTGATTGTCTCCTTGAGTAGCGTGGCTCGCATTAGTGAACTCCTCTGTAAAGTTTGTGGTCAATGCCGTAGGTCACAACCTGTGACCCCTGTCTTGCGGCTTTCGCCGCTTGTTTGTTTTCGAAGTAGACCACTGGCTGAACCAATGCCCCACCTCTACTTTGTCTTAATGTAAACAATCGCTTCATTTACTTTCTCCACGGTCAAGGGGTAACAAGAGACAACTGTATGAATGACGTACCCCGAAAGCGTCAACATACGTTTCACCACAGCCAACCATCCACTCGACTACGATGATGGTTGTAAATGCAGAGAACAGGAGAACAGCTAAGGCATACCCTAGCCACCGAAGTATTCGTGTCAACAACGTATCGTTAATGGACACACCCATCGGTTTGAGTGGTTTGAATTTGAACTTGTTTCTGAACATCACATCGTCCTTTTAGGGTTAAGTTGCTTGAGTATGGATGGGTCGGTGATAAGCTCATATCCCTGCTTGTTGTTACAGGCAACTGTAAACTTACGTTGTTTAGCCACGATTTCTCCACAAGCCATGCAGGTCGGTCTTGGCATAGCTCTGCGATGAGGCTCTACCCTTACGGCATAGCAAGAGACACATATAGGTAAGTGGTAGTCTTCACTCATACTGTGTACCCCCGAGGTTTGCGCCAGTTGATACGGCGATAGCTGCTGTAGTCATCCCCCACCCTGCAATACTCCACAGAATGGGGGAAAAACACAGGTAAACGAAAGATTAGGCGATGAAGCCATGAATCTACTCTGACAATCATAGGTTACCCTCCTGTACGTGCAACATTGCACCCAACTGCTCTCTGTCACAGAGCAGTAAGTTGTCATGTTATTTCATCAGGATACGGGCTTGGTAGCCCTCTTCCACAAGCTTGTTAAGGAATGCACAAGCCGCAGAGTCTCGCTTGAATGCCATGAATTTCATATCCATGCCGTCAATCCACTTGACAACAAAGCGGTGAGACTCTTGTTTCCTCGGTTTGCGAGGGGCAATGTAGGGCAGTTGTTGTACTTTCACTGATTGGTTCATGTCAATCTCCAGTAGAAACGCAGTGTGAGACGGCACACTGCAAACCGATTTGTTTACGCCAACTTAACGACAGTTACCTTGGTAGCACTTGGTGCTTTACGCTCTGGCAACAGAGCGATGTAAGGCTTGCCCCAACGGTCAGTCATAATTATTGGTGTATCTCCTGTTGCTTCAGGTTTGAACACTCTGACTTCCATCTTGTGTTTCTTGCCAAGTGTCAACATGGTGTTGTAAAGTTCAGCAACATTGTTCATGTCAAACTGACCGTTTGCATCTGGCTTTACAACCAGTTGCTTGTTACTGTTGCTGAACACAGATACTTTACCTTGGTAAATCTTTGCCATAGTAGGCTCCTTAAAGGGTTGGTAAGAGAGTTTGAAAGAGCATCGCTGCCCAAAACCAGACTCGCCCAGCCCGAAAATTTTGTCAAGTGCCGACCTGTTTTCCAAGATAAGCGATTGTGTAAAGCAACTTAAAGGGGGGATTGGCTACAATAATCTATGCGTTTTGTCAAGTAAGGTGTAAAAACTGGAAAGATTTAAAAACTTAGATTGTTTGGAATATGTATATAAATCAACGAGTTACAAGCGAACAATCTAAATAATCTAAATAATCTGGTAAAGTTGCTGATTGGCTCCCCCTAAATAAGTGTATAAGTTTACATGTAAAGCTTTACATTGTTAGTTTGGAAAAATTTCTCGTGAAAGGGTCGAAAAAAACGTAGATTATTTAGATTATTTAGATTAACTATATATATAATGCTACTTTCAGTTTCATTTCATGGTGTAAACACGCCCCAACTCAAGATATACTTTACACTCATGGTGTAGATTGCTTTTAGATTGTTGGTTAACCATGAAACTGTACATTTTTGCTTGAGATATGTATGTAAAGCAGTGCGAAGATTGCGAGCCGTGACCCCCCGACGTATAGTCTACCTGCTACGCAGGTGAAGAAAAGGATATTGGCGGTAGTAAGCACGAAAAAAACCCCTCTTTCGAGGGGCTTAGGGGTTTATAACTGCTCTGTTAGCAGTAGGTAGGTAATCCACGTTTGTACATGGGCATCGTGTTCATCCTCTTGGCTCAGCCAGAGAGCGTATTCTGCATCCGCCATGCGGTTTGCGTGATCGTAATCGTTCATATCATTCTCCAAGGTTAAAAAGAACCCGGGCACTGTCACTGCCCGGGGTCAAAGCTCTCTTATGCCAGCTTGGTCACTGTTCCTCGCTTGGTTTCTCCGTCACCACGCTTCGGGAGAAGCGCAATGTAGGGGTTGCCGTAGCGGTTCGCAAGAAGAACGGGTTCCGTTCCGTTGTCTACCAAGAACAGCGAGTACTTGTTGATACTCGCCTTCAGTTTCTTCGCCAGTGCTTGCATTGTGTTGTAGCACTCTGCCGCATTGCTAGCGTTGAACTTACCCTCGACATCGCGTTTTAATGCAATCTCACCCTTGGTGTTCTTTACAATCGAAACACCGCCTTCAAAAGTTTTAGCTGTCATGCTAAAATCTCCAGCGACCTAGTTGTTAAAGAGCAGGCGAGTAGGTCAGTTCGCCTACTCTGTCGGGTAGTAGGATTACTGCCCCGACAAATTCAGACTCTCATAACTTTACAAAAGTGTCAAGTATGCCTGTTTTCCTAGGGGTAATAGTCACAATGTTAGTAGGGTTATTCGCTTGCCATGCTTGTCGTGCGTGCGTCGCAAGGCGCACAGGGGGGGGGCACATGGACTGGCGAATGCAAGCCCCCCCTGTATGTAGTAAACCGCTTAAACTACAACCCAAAAAAAGGACGTGTAAAGTTAGCCCCCTTGACAACTCCATAATTCCCTCATATCCTGCGCACATGGATAACCTCCCACTCAACCACACTAGATGGAATGACCGCTTAGCCTTTGACGTAGCCCTGACCCTTGAGGGCAGCGGGGAGAAACTACAAGAAGTAATAGCGCGGCACAACATCACTACAAACGATATCCTCACGTTTAAAGCAGACCCCATCTTTCTTAAAAAGGTAGAGCACTACCGCGCTGAGGTACGTGATAAGGGGTTAACGTTCAGACTTAAAGCTCGCGCTCAGGCTGAGGAGTTGTTGACCACCTCTTGGCTTTTGATCCATGACCCTGCTGTGTCCCCCGCTGTAAAGGCCGACCTTATTAAGTCCACCGTCAAATGGGGTGGCTTAGAGCCTAAGGATGCAGGCCCGCAAGATGGTGCAGGCGGCGGTGTAAAAATTACCATTAACCTTGGTAACGACCCACGGGACGCCCGTGTCATTGAAGCAACTACCATTGAGGCCGAGGATGCAACTGCCATTGAACATTGAAGAATTATTTACGCAGAACTATGAAGGATACAAAGCTGTAAAGTTACGTAGCGCCATAGATGCTGTCATAGTAGAGAATGCACTGCAAAGACTAGACAAGTCTTATCAAACTAAGATTACACGCAGCAAGAAACACGGACGTGAGTTTGTAATCTTGTTGGTAGAAGAGGCTTCCTGTGGCGCTTGACATTGACTACACCCCACCGCCTACGGGCAAGAAGTTTATGGAGTCAGACGCCAAGATGCGTGTGCTCATGGGGCCAGTGGGTAGTGGCAAAAGCGTAACGTGTTCTTTTGAGATTGTGCGTAGAGCGTCGCTACAAAAGCCAAATGCTAACGGCATACGTAGAACCAGAGCGGCTGTTGTGCGTGAGACCGCAAGACAGTTGCAAGATACAACGATCAAGACGTTTCTTGATTGGTTCCCACCCGGTGTGTGTGGGCAGTACATGCGCACTACCAAGACGTACTTCTTCAAGGTGGGTGAGGTTGAGTGCGAGATTATGTTCCGAGCACTGGACGACGCCGATGACGTTGCCAACTTGAACTCCTTGGAGTTGACCTTCGCGTGGTTTAACGAGTGCCGAGACATTCACCCAGACATTGTGGATGCGATGTCTAAACGGATTGGACGTTTCCCGTCCGCCAAGGATGGCGGCCCTTCGTGGCATGGCATGTGGGGAGATACCAACCCACCCACGATGGATGGCTGGTGGTACTATCAGATGGAGGGGCTTGACCCTAAAGACGGCGTGTCGCCCAACAACAACGGGTGGGATGTGTTCAGGCAACCCTCAGGACGCAGCCCTAGAGCGGAGAACGTGGAGAACTTACCCGACGGGTATTACGACACGCAAGGCCGCAGCGAAGAATACATACGGGTTTACATTGACGGAGAATATGGGCTGTCCTCAGCAGGTATGCCCATATACAAGTATTTTAGGCCAGACTACCACATGGCGAAAGAACGCATTCGCACTATCCTCAACGGTGTGCGTCCTGTAGTTATTGGTATGGACTTAGGGTTAACCCCAGCCGCAGTCATTGGGCAGCAAGACCCACGGGGGCGAGCACTCATACTTGACGAAGCTGTAAGTTTTGACATGGGCATTCAGCGATTTGTGCGGACTATACTCAAACCGTTACTTTACGAAAGATTTCCGGGTGCGCCAGTGTTGGTTGTTGTTGACCCCGCTGGCATACAACGAGCACAAACTGATGAGCGTAGTGCCGTGGACATTATCAAAGCTGAGGGGCTTAGAGTCATACCTGCTAAGACTAACAATGTGTCAGCACGCATTAACGCAGTGGATGAGTACCTTATGCGGCAAGTTGACGGTGACCCAGCGTTCCTCGTCGATCCCCGCTGCACACAACTCAAAGCGGCCATGATGGGCGGGTACCGGTACAAGCCCAAGGGCGACGGCGACATTGACAAGAATAAGCACTCGCATGTGGCTGAAGCCTTGCAGTATTTGATGCTGCACATCGCCAGTGCGGGAGAGGGCGGGCATCTTTTACAGCGCCGTGAAGTTAAGTCAGTTGTATCTGCTGGCTGGACGTGATACACTTTGCGTACTGCTCCGCAGTTGTCACCTCCTCCTCGTTGAGGTTCAGCCCCCCGAGGTGTAAAAACTTCAGGGGGCTTTCTTTTTGTTTGGTAGTGTGTATACTGACGCAACTCTAAGGAGCAGTTATGCAATGTGGTCAAGGTAAACCGTTCACAGTAACGTCTACTAACCCCAAGATGGGTAGCACAGCCGTCAGGTCTTATGAGAGGGGCGGAGTGGTTACTAAACCTACAGGAACTAAACCTGCAACTGATTCTAAAGACAGCGGAGTTTATACCGTTGAAAAAGGTCAACCCCCGCAAGACATGGATATGATGACTTCGTTAACACCCGCGCAACGTAAAGCTGCGGAAGCCCGCATGAAAGCGGCACAAACTAAGAACAAATAAATGGCAGGACTGACATTTCTACGTGTAGTTAATAGCACCGAACTTGCGAGGCAAGAGCGAGAAGTTACTGACCGCGCGTTACAAGAACGCCAGAACCAGCCTGTCATTCTTGGGCTAGCTTCATATCTACGTGAGTGTTGGGATGCTGCTCAGATGGCGAAGCGCCCTCTTGAGCAAAAGATGTTGCAAGCACTACGCCAGCGCAACGGTGAGTACGAAGCTACCAAGCTACAACAAATTCGTACACAAGGCGGCTCTGAAATTTTTATGATGATCACGGAAGTCAAGTGCCGTGCGGCTGAATCATGGTTGCGTGACATCTTGCTAGATAACGGTTCTCCACCGTGGGACTTGCAGCCCACGCCCATCCCTGATCTAAGCCCCGCGCAGTCTAAAGAAGTGCAAGACATTTTTGCCGAACGCGTGCTCAAGATGATTGAAGAGTACGGCAAAGCGCCCAACGCTGGCGAGATACGTGAGATCAAAGAGATGGTGGCGCAAGACTATCGTTTTGATGTTTTGCAGCAAGCACAGATTCGTGCTGACAAAATGACGTTAAAAATTCAAGATCAGTTTGCCCAAGGTGGTTGGAGTGAGGCGTTTAATGACTTCATTACTGATTTGGTCACTTACCCCTGCGCCTTCATTAAAGGCCCCGTAGTACGCCGACAACGGGTACTGGGTTGGAAAGTAGACGCTACAGGTCGTACTGTTGTTGAGCCTACTGAGCGCCTTGGCCCTGAGTGTGAACGGGTCGATCCGTTTTACATTTACCCGGAGCCGGGGATTAGCAACATCAACGAAGGTTATTTGTTCGAGTATCACCCTCTGAGTCGGATGCAGCTATCCGATTTAATTGGCGTTCCCGGCTATGACGACGATGCAATTCGTAAAGTGTTAGATATTGGTAATGGCCTATCTTGGATTAACGAAGACGTAGAACTCCAAAAGAACGAAGAAGAGCGCAAGTATTATTCATACATGCGCCCAACAACTGAGTTCGATGCACTCGAGTTTTGGGGCAAAGTTAGCGGCAAAATGCTCATTGAGTGGGGTTTGACCGAAGAAGATGTGCCTGATGAAACCCGCGAGTACGATGCCAATGTTTGGCTGGTGGGTAACTATGTCATTAAGGCAGTGCTGAACTATGACCCCCTAGGTGAGAAGCCGTACTGCAAGACTTCGTTTATCAAGTGCCCCGGTGCATTCTGGGGTAAGGGCATACCTGAGATCATCGAAGATTTACAAGGTGTGTGTAACGCTGCTGCACGTGCTCTCGTTAACAACATGGGTATTAGTAGTGGCCCGCAGGTTGAAGTAAACGTAGAGCGTTTACCTCCAAACGAAGATATTACGCAACTTGCCCCGTGGAAAATATGGCAAACGATTAACGATCCTGTAGGGTCAAGCGCCCCTGCTATTCGCTTTACACAACCTGATTCTCGTGCTAACGAACTTGTGGGTGTGTACGAAAAGTTTAGTCGCCTAGCTGATGATCATTCGGGCATCCCGGCTTATGTGTATGGTGACCTTAACGTACAAGGCGCTGGACGCACATCATCTGGTTTGTCTATGCTGATGGGCGCTGCTGGTAAAGGTATTCGGCAAGTCGTAATGCACATTGATAGTGATGTAGTTAAACCCATCGTTATGCGCCAGTTTGTATATAACATGCGCTATGATGAGGATGAGTCAATTAAAGGCGATGTTCAGGTTGTTGCCAAGGGTGCGATTAATCTCGCAGTCAAGGAAACTGTTAACATTCGTCGTATCGAGTTCCTTAATGCAACCGCCAATCCCGTTGATCTTGAGATTCTTGGGAAGGAAGGACGGGCTACTATCCTACGGGAAGTGGCTAAAGGGTTGCAAATGCCTGTGGAGGAAGTTATTCCATCTCGGGAGAAGTCAGGGTATCAAGGTCGAATTCAGGCTAGGGCGACAGCGGCTGCTGTACAACAGCAAGCGCAAGCCCCAGCATCTGAAGAATCCAATCCTGACGGGTCTCCCAAAGGCGGAATGGAAGCTAACACAGTGCAAAGTCGTGTGAGTGGGAGGGCGGCGTGATTAAGCCTGAACCGCAAGTGATCAAGGCGTTAGCCTTGTTTGTTCGTCAACACCCAGAGTTTTTGGAGTGGCTTGATGGATGGCGCTTGCGTGAGCTAGATCAGCTACCAACCGCGATCAACAACACCGCAGTTTTTCAGGGGCGCTGCCAAGTGTTGGGTGAGTTGACAAAACTTACCAAAGAAGCCCCTGCGTTGGCGGCAAAGTTATGATGAAACTCGCCGTCTTTAATCACGCATACCAATAGGAGCGTTCAACATGGCCATACCAGAGCAAATTCGAAAGCAAACCGAGGCAGTTCAACAGTTGTACCAACAACTTAATGCGGACGACAACACAGGCGCAGGGGATACCCTTCCAGCCGATGGCACCGTCACGCCCCCTGCCGACGAGAATGATGCGCCGAATAATGCCACTCCATCACCTGCAAATGAGCATAAGTCGGGTGATGACAACTTGTCGGAAGAAACCATTGTCCAGAAGTACAAAACACTTCAGGGTATGTACAACGCCGAAGTTCCTCGTCTGCACCAGCAGAATCGAGAAATGGTAAATCGTGTACAGCAAATGGAACAATTGCTTGCATCGCTGTCTGCACAACAGGCAAACACCGCTACCCAGCAACCAGTAACTGAAAAGATTGTTACTGATAAAGATGTTGAAGAATACGGTGAATCGCTTGATGTAATGCGTAAAGTGTCCCGCGAGGAGTTAGTCCCCGTAGCACAACGCCTTGCTCAGATAGAACAGATGTTTAGGCAGATGCAAACTAACGTAGTGCCACAGGTGCAAGCCGTAGCCCAGCGTCAGCAAGTATCTGCCGAGCAAGGGTTCTGGGCTAGACTGACTAGTGCTGTCCCCAACTTTCGCCAAATCAATGACAACGAGGCATTCCAATCGTGGTTGTTGACGGCTGATCCGTTGACGGGCATTACTCGCCAGACATACCTCGACGATGCGCAACGCACGCTTGATGCGGATCGTGTTGCTAATTTCTTCCACACTTGGTTAGAGTCTACTGGACAAGCCGCAGTTGCTCAATCCACTGGTCGCGCTCAAAACTCTGAGTTGGAAAAACAGGTTACCCCCGGTCGTTCAAGAAATACTGGGACACCTACAACCGCCAACCAAGGTAAAATGTATTCACCACAAGACATCCAAAAGTTTTTTAACGATGTTCGATCTGGTAAATATAAAGGCCGAGAGCAGGAGCGTGACCGAATCGAACGCGATATTTTCGCTGCACAGCGAGAGAATCGCATACAAGTCAATGCCTGATTAAAGGAGTTTCACCATGTCTTATCCCGTTTCCCCCGGTCGTCCTAATTACAGCGGTAATTTTATCCCTGAAATTTGGTCTGGCAAATTGATCGAAAATTTCTACGACGCCACTGTGCTCGCAGCAATTTCTAACACTGACTACGAAGGCGAAATCCGCCAGTACGGTGACACCGTAAATATCCGCACTACGCCGGAAATCACAATCCGTGACTACGTGAAGGGCCAAACCCTGATCGTAGAAAATCCTGACAAACCTAAGCTTCAATTGGTTATCGACAAAGGCGAGTATTTTTCTTGCGTCGAAGATGACGTAGACAAGGTTCAGTCTGATATCAACTTGATGGATACTTGGTCTAAAGACGCTTCTGAGCGTATGAAGATTAAGATTGATCAGCGTGTGTTGACTGATATTTTGACTGGCATTGCCTCTACTAATAAAGGCGCAACTGCTGGTGAACAGTCTAGTTCATTCAACCTTGGCACAACCGGTGCTCCGCTAACTGTAACTAAAGATGGCGCTTCAAGCACCACCTCTATTGTTGATCTGTTGGTTGATATGGGCACTGTGCTTGATGAGGCTAATGCTCCTGAAGCTGATCGTTTCGTGGTCATCCCCGCTAAGATGGCTGGCTTGATTAAGAAGTCTGAACTGAAGGATGCTGCGCTGACTGGCGATAGCATGTCTATTGTTCGTAATGGTCGTTTAGGCATGGTTGATCGTTTTACGATCTATGTGTCACACAATTTGTATGTGTCTTCGGGCAAATACAACATCATTGCTGGACATAAGATGGGCTTTACGTTTGCATCGCAGATGACAAACATGGAAACTATCCGTTCAGAATCTACTTTTGGCAACATCATCCGTGGTCTACAAGTCTATGGATATAAAGTTGT